TAATAAACAATATGATTAGAACTGCAAAACTTACTTTAAGTGATATAAATGATAGACAGTTTACAATAGATGAGGTGTTTGATTTTATAGAAGATATTATTAAAGCAGGTTATGGTGATAAGGCTAAAAAAGCATCAGGTAAAAAAGAAGATGAGGTTGATAAGGTGTTTGAAAAATGGAGTAAAAAATAAAGGAGAAAGAATGGAAATAATAGCAATAGTTTCAGTATGTCTTAATGTGTTTTTAGTGATTAAATTAAAAAGAACTCTAGACAAGTTAGATAGAGTTTTTGGGAGATAGTTATGAATAATGCACTTGAAAGAAGAAAGGCTTATGGGCATCTAGGTGAGATTGAGTTTGAGAAGTTCTGCAAAAGACATCATATATGGTTTAAGCAATATGGTGTCTCTAAAGAAGAAGGCTTTGCTATGGGTGACTTATATTTTAAGCTGCCTAAGTTAATTCAAGCATCACCTGATTACATCATGATAAATAAGGATTTTAACTTTGTTGAATGTAAGGTAGCTGATAAAGAAACAGGAGACCATGTAAAGATTAAGTCCTATGATTTAAAATACTATCAGCAATATCATAGTTTAGCTGAAAGTGTTAATGGTGGTTTATTGTTTCATATTCATAGCCCTCAATACAAAGAATCTTATTTAGTAGAAATGCACTATATAAGAAGTTTGTTTGATAATGGTGATTTAGAGACAGGACATTACCCTGAAAGCAATAAAGAGTTTTACAAGATACCTATGGATGATGTAAGAAGATTTGGGATTAAAGTGTGAAAGACAAATCTTTAGAGTATATAGACTATATAAGAGACCAAGAGTGTTTGGTTTGTTTTAAAAGCTTTGTTGATCCTGATCACCTTGAGGCTATAGGAATGGGTGGGAATAGGAAAAAGCCTTCATTAAAGCACTATTCTTGCATTCCTTTGTGTAGGATACATCATACTGAAAGGCATTCGCTTGGACTCCCTAGATTTGAGAAAAAATATAAGATAAATTTATGGAAAGAAGCCTTTAGGATATTAAGAAAATATTTAATAAGTTAGAAACAAGGTTAAGGACTAAAAAAGGAGATCAAAATGGCTAAACGCTTTGTAGATACAAGCCTCTGGAAACGCAAATGGTACAGATGCTTGCCACCAAAAATGAAATTGTTTTATTTTTATATGATTACTAACTGCGACCATGCAGGAATGTATGATGTGGATCTTGAGCTTGCAGAATTTCAGATAGGAATGCCAGTTAAACAAAAAGATATTGATGAGCATTTAAAAGAGCATATTAAAGTAATAAAAGATGATAAGTGGTGGGTTAAGGCTTTTCCTGATTTTCAGTATGGAGAGCTTAATCCTAATGTAAAAGCACATGCTAGTGTGATAAAAATATTAACAAAATATAACTGTTTAGTAACTGTTCCAAACAGTTTGCATAGAGTACAAGATAAAGATAAAGATAAGGTTAAGGATAAGGAGAAAGATATGAACCCTGATATATTAAAAGTGAGTGGATCACATAAAAAGACAATAGAATACAGAAGAACTATGTTTTTAAGAAAAGTGAGTGAGTTTGCAGAGCAGTATAATAAAGACATGAGAATTGATTTTGCTGATTACTGGACAGAATCTGGAGGCAATAAGATGAGATTTGAGAAGGAAAAAGTGTTTGATGTGGGTAGAAGGTTAGCTAGGTGGTCAAAAAATAACTTCAATAAGAAAGCAGAAACTAATATATTTAAGATGGACTCAACGGGAAAATTTTACATAGGATATTGCCAAAAATGTAATAAGAGTGATTTCTATGATAAGTTTGAACTCAAACAAGACAGCAGATGTCATCAGGCTAAATTAATGCCAAAGAAACAATGATTACTAAAGAACTAGGATTTATATATATAGCTAATGGCAGAAGGTTTGTAACTAAAAAGGAAGCAGAAGAATATGCCAAACAAGAAAGCAAAATACAGAAAGCAGGAAAGAAGAAAAAAGAATGCTGCTATAAAAAAGTACAAAAGAAATAGAAGAAAGAAAAAGTGAAGGAGTGGTAAATGAAAAATAAACTAAAACAAGTTAAATGGAATAGAGAAGAAAAAACTCTTATGTTTATAGTAAAAACATTAGATTCAGTTATAGAAAAAGGACTTTTGCCTAAAGAAATATGGAGAAATGGAATCAGGATACAAACTGCAAACAAAAAAGAAGTAGATAGGATTCTAAAAGGATTTGAGCCTACACAAGAAGAATGGTTGTCTTGTCTGAAAGTTTTTAAAGAAGAATATTTAGATCCAACAGTAGTACCAAAATTGCCTTTTAGTTAATGAGCTTTAAAGAAAAAGTGAAGGGGGCTACCTTAACCTACATCAAATCCTCACACACTCATGAGGTTTGATCTCCATGCCCCCTTTACCCAAATGCAATAAGTGTAATAAAAGAAAAGAGGAGGAGAACTTCTATAGAAATTATACTGGATATAGGATCAAGATATGCAAAGATTGTTATATAAAAATAAGAAAGAAAAGAAATGATGAAATCAAAAAAAGAAAAAAAGAATTTAAACTCTGGTAAAATTATACTTGATTTGTGTGGTGGCACAGGTTCTTGGAGTAAACCATATAAAGAAGCAGGATATGATGTTAGGGTTATTGATCCACAGGAATGGCTAGAAGATGACTTTGGTACAGGTGATGTCAGGCTATTTAAGAAACCAAAAGAAAAGATATATGGAATACTTGCTGCTCCACCTTGTACTCATTTTAGTGGTAGTGGTGCAAGGCATTGGGAGAAAAAAGGTAAAGAGCCTTTATTGGAAGGTCTGTCTGCTGTAGATGCTTGTTTAAGAATTATACTCATAACTAAACCAAAGTTTTGGGCATTGGAAAACCCAGTAGGAAGATTAAAACATTATATTGGAGATGCTAAATGCACATTCCAACCTTATGAATATGGAGAGGCTTATAGTAAAAGAACTTGTTTATGGGGAGAGTTTAATATGCCTAAGCCTACAGATGTAGTAAAACCTGATATGGTTGAATTTATAAGTAAAAAAGGAGTAAAGAAAAGAATGAGTAAAAATTATTTTGATGCTTTGAACTTACCACCAAATGAAAGGGCAAGATTAAGAAGCATGACACCAAAAGGATTTGCAAAGGCATTTTATGAAGCAAATAAGTGATACAATAGATATAGACCATAGAGTTTATTCTAGAAATATGATTGACAAGATGCATTGGGCTAAGAAGCAAAGGCTCAAAGGTCAGTACAGGATCTTAATTAGGAATCAGATGAGGCTACACAAGATAAAACCTACTGAAGAAAAGTGTGAGCTTAGAATTAATTGCCATGTTAAAAGATTAATGGATTATGATAATGTGGTAGGTGGATTAAAGCAGTTTATAGATGCAATGTGTACTGAGAATTTTATACATGATGATAGTCCTAAATGGCTAGATATTGTAGAAATTAAACAAATAAAAGCACCTGATTTTAAAATAATTGTGGAAAGAGTTGTGTGTTGTTGATTATAATACGACTATGGAAAAGGCACAAAAGGCACAAAAAACAGACAAAAAGAAAAAAGACTTTATAGAATCATTAAGAAACAATCTAGGGCATATTGCTGATGCTTGTGAGGCAGCAAACATAGGAAGAAGGACATACTACAACTGGGTTGCTGATGATAAAGACTTTAAAGAAGATGTGGATCATGTACAAGAATCATTACTAGATCTTGCAGAATGCAAACTACTTGAGAACATAGAGAACAATGAAAATACTGCTATAATCTTTTACTTAAAAACTAAAGGCAAGAAAAGAGGTTATATAGAAAAGCAAGAGGTTGAAGTAGTTAAGCCTATTAGTGAAGTATTGTTTGATGAACTCTAGACCTTTAACACTACACAAAGCAGATTTCTTTCCACACCAATGGGATTTCCTAACAAGTGATAAGCCTATGAAGCTTCTATGTGGTGGCTATGGATCAGGCAAAACATTTGTGCTGATAGCTGAATGCTTTAAGCAGCACATTAACAATAAAGGAAAAAATGGTAAGTCTAATGGTTGGGTTATCTATCCTACTTATCAGCTGGCAGAAGAAGTGTTTATACAACCATTCCTAGAGCTACTTGAAAGAAAAGGTGTAGCATTTGATTACAATATAGCAAAGCATACCATAGATACTCTATATGGACACATAAGAATATTTCAGATGGTCAAACCACAATCAATAGTGGGTGTTGAGCTTACTTGGTGTGCATTTGATGAGCTAGATACCTGCAAACATTCCTATGCTAAGATTGCTTGGGAGAAAGCATTAGGTAGAATGAGAGGTTGTGAAACTCCTAGTGTATTTATAACAACTACTCCTGAAGGGTTTAAGTTTTGCCATCAAGAGTTTGTTGAAAAAAAAACAGATGATAAACTTTTAGTGTTTGGAAAAACCACAGATAATGTGTATCTTCCTGACAATTATCTTAAACTTTTAGAAGATAATTATGACACAAACTTATTAAAGGCATACAGAGATGGAAACTTCATTAACATACAACAGTCAAACACCTACACTGGATTCAACAGAGATACCTGTGTGGGAAAAGTGGACTATGACAGGTCTAAACCAATCCATGCAGGATGGGATTTTAATATACTGCCTGAAGTCGTGTGCCTCGCTCAGATTTACAACAACAACCCCAAAATAAGAGTGTTTGATTGCATAGCCCTATCACATAGTGGTAGTGGTGATTTACTTACAGAAAGAATGGTAAATGAAATCAAGCAGAAATATCCTAATAGTGATTATATTGCTTACCCTGATGCAACAGGAAGGGCAAATAAAACATCTGCAATGTTCTCTGATATTGATATAATATACAGAGGTGGATTTAAGATAAGAGCAGGTAAAACAAATCCAAGAGTTGTAGATAGAGTAAATGCAGTAAACAAGGCTCTAGAAGGTAATGTAAGAATAGATCCTAGAGCCAAAACACTAATAGAGGATTTGGAGAAAACAGTGAATAAAGAGGGAACTAGAGAAATAGATAAGAGCAACAAACTATACTCACATGCATCTGATGCTTTTGGTTACTTAGTTAATTATCTATTTCCTATTTCTAAACCAACATTGGGGAGTATTAATAGGCTATGATAAGACCAACTGGAGAACTGCTAGTATTAAATGCTAAGTATGATGCTAGCCAGAAAAGAAAGAATCAAT